CGGCTATGAAGCTAGAACTAAAACATTACGGTTTTACGTTGCAAAAACACCCCAACTGGGGTTGATGACGCCGTAAGGCATCATCTGAAAAATACGTATCATATAATGTTAAGTCCTTACGACTTTATTCCCCTAAGGGTGAGTCCCGACCGTACCGGGAGTTCATGCCAATCCACACTCAACTCGTGGACCGCATTTCACTGCTACTCTTAGTTTTACCTAAACTATAAAGGTGTGCTTCTATCACAAATAGGGTTACCTAACTACACTCTAGCTAAGAGGATACTACCTGTATCAAGGCCGTCAATTAAGGTCTGACGGAGACCTCTTCGCCTATCCAGGAGGCGGAACAGAAGCGTATGACCACAACGTTGGTACATTGAGGAAAAAGTGCAGATTGAAATCTGTACCTATACCTACATAGGACCATAGTCGACACAACTTGTAGTCAGGGTTGTTTTTTGTATCGAATGTAGCTTCATACATGAATGAATCAAATGCGGAACTATCACTCGATGTTGGCCAAGTAGTGTAACTTGGACTGGTCATCTGAAATCGATGTCGACCAAACATTGGGCACAAGACATTGATTCCGGCTTGAGTGTACTGATTGGTAAGGGCTTGCCCACCACCGCCAGCATTCGTTAGCATTAAGTTTGCGCGTGCCCCTGTAGTTGGACTCACAATACCTGTTGAAGGTACCATCGTCTCTGCTGCTTGAGCATTCCCAGGATCGTTATTGATGCGGAAGACGCGCACTGACGATACGGGCCTGCTGGTATCTGTGTTAAAAGACCAAATCGTTGACCCACGATATCCTATGAAAGCAGGCATAATCCATGCTAGTGGTGTGACATGATTGTAGTTAAAACCAAAATTTGCACCCGTGGTCACAAGGCCAGTGGCTATGTGGAGTCCATGCGGGTCATACCCATAATAGCCAGGAACCTTCATAAACTGTTTGCGGAATTGTACAAGTTCGTTATTAGTACCCAACCACTGATATGATGTGGATACAAGCGTTTGACGTCGCAATACTTGACGGAGTGATTTAACACTCTCGCCAAAGTTAACGAGGTATTTCTTACTCTCATCAACAGGTGCGCTACCTAATGTGTCTGTCGTAAAAGCGTCACTCTGGACTGCCCAGGGTGTGAAATTCTGTGGATTTCGCGGATTCGCAAACTCTAAATTGGATGCACCCTTTACGAACACTAAAATCCGCACAGCTGATGAAACAACTGGAGCAGTAAGAACTGTCTGTATTCGCACAGTCAGCGTACCGTTGTCGGATGATGCATGGTTATAAGTGGGCGCAGGTGATGTAGAAAACGTCGGGGTAGTCACCAGAGGGTTGCTCACTAAGAAACTCGTGGCTTGTTGGTAAGGGACCCTAAATGACACCTCGTTCGATTCTCCTAGATCCAACACTTCAGTAAATATCACATTCGAGGTATTTGCATCCACTATAGCGTTATTGGTTGAAGAACCAGACGGATCGAAGCTGATGCGTAACCGCCCCTTGTGGAATGCAGACGCAACAACGCGAAATGTAAATATCACGTCGCCGCGCCAATGTTCAAATAGAGCTCCCAGCCAAGCCATAGGCGTAAGGTAGTATTTGTCTGCAGCGGACATAGTATCAACGCCATATAGCCCTGGTTGCACACGGGCAGTAAAAAGTATCGTGTCAACACTGCTTGATGTTTGCCAGTACAGTGATGTAAGGTATGATTCCCGCTGCACCAAATTGGCCAAAACCAACTCATCATCAGGAGGTAATCCAACAATGGTAGGATCAATAGACAATTCGTTTTTTGGGTCGAGTGTCAACTTCTCTACGGGAAATCCAATTTCACTGGAGGCCATTTTCGGAAATGCTTCACTTCTAAATGGTTGGGTGTTATCAATAACGGGCACATTCGTGAAGCCAAATAATGAGGCAATATTTGCGACAGTACCAGCACCAAGACGAGTCGCAGTTGCAAATCTGCCTATCACGGGTATATTCTCAAAATAAGAGGCTGCTGTTGCAAGGGTTGTTGCAGGTGAAGACACAGGACCCGTTGCATACTCATCGGCTTGCGTAGCAAGGCCGACAGATGGACCTGATAATTTAACGTCCTCTGCCCATGCATACACAACCACAGATACACCACTTCCGGTCACACCGTTTGCGG